CGACTTGAATGGTTATGCAAAACTCCTTGGTAACGCAAGAGGCATGAAAGGCTTGAAGAAGGCTTGGAATATGGCGAATAGGAATGGCTTAGCAGGACCGAAACTTCTATCCGAGTTATGGTTAGAATATCGGTACGGCTGGCTACCCCTGATCGGCGATATCGAGGCTTCTTTGAACGCTTATGCCCGCTACGTCGCGAGTAATCCTCGCGTTCTCACTGTCACCGCGTCTGCGTCAAAATCGGATTTGGTGGTAACTAACATAAATAACTTGTCCGTTATTACAGTTGGGAAAAGGGCTGGGGTTAAATCTACCCATACCAAAACTCGCTGTCGTATCGGACTGCATTACCATGTTAGTAATCCGTTGAAGTCGATGTTTTCGCAGCTCGGACTAACTTCTCCTATTTCTCTCGGATGGGAGTTAATTCCCTTTTCCTTTGTCGTTGACTGGTTTTTGCCCATAGGTTCAGCCTTGAATGCAGCTTCTGCGTTCGATGGCCTAACCTTTCATTCTGGGTATAAATCATATCTGACAGAGAGAAGGTCTCAGGTTGATTATGACCTTACTGATTCCTTTTCCGATGCAACGTACGATCGTAAGGAGCAAATTAGTGGTACAGGGACCGGCACTAGTGTTAACCTAACGAGGACGAAGCTTACAAGCTTTCCTTCTCCGAAGGTTCCACAGGTGAAGAATCCCTTATCAATAATTCACACGGCTAACGCCGTTGCTCTTTTGATTACTACGCTAACTCGGTGAGGCTTTAGGATCACGAGACTCAACCTTTTGCATTTTAATTAGGAGCATTCATGGCTGCAATAGCAACCATTAAAACGTCGTCAATCCTGTTGGATGCTGCCGGTCTATTGGCAGGTACCTCGCCGCTGATTAAATCTTTGTCAGCGACAATCGGTGTTGACGTTTCTGTTGCTGGTTCACCCGGCAATCTCGACCCTGAGGGATTTATTCCGAACGGGATCGCGAAATGGGTTGACAGGTCTTCGCCTTATCAGATCAGTTACCCCAGCTTCACTTTGTCATCCAAGGCGCCTACAAAGACGTCTCGTGTGACTCGTGTGCAAACGAAGTTCTCCCAACCGATCCTCGAGATCACCAGTGCATCTACGTACAACGGCATTGCGCCGAGTCCGACAGTTGCATATACGGCGATCTGGAATTCGGAGTTTGTAATTCCTGAACGTATGACGCAAGCGGAGAGAGTTGCTTTTTTCTCCAAATGCCTTTCGTTCATGGTTGCGAAGATCAATGCCAGCGACGATGTTCCCACAGATTTAACTGGGAGCCCGTTGCCGTCAGCGGTCATCAACCTGGACAAGCCGTACTAACAAGTACGACCGCTACCGCGAGGTAGCTACAAACTAGGAGTACTACTATGCATTCAATTAGGAAGCATGGTAAGAGCAGCCTTTTAGGGCTTGCTCAAACCTATCGTGTCCCCGAGGGATTAACTCTCTCGGCAATCCATGAAGTTCTTCAAGGTCTCAATTGCCCTAGATCGCTCGCTGTTTGGATCATCATTCGTGATGACCCTGCGCAGCTAAAGCAACTGGGCTTTGACCCAGCTTGGTATAAAGATTTATCGAGCTGTCGTGATGCTTACGCAGCTACTAAACTCGTGTCAAAGGCTAGTTTCTTAGAAACTGGCTTAGACTTGAAGCAAGTGGCTTTTCAGAAGTTCTCCGAAATGGAGGATCTGTGTAAGCAAACGAATCGCCGATTTCGACGCCTAGATTTAGACCCTTTATTTAGGGGGCCTAACGTGTGGATGTATAACACATTCGTACGTAAAATTTCTAGTGTCTTAGTCGGTTATTCACCTGAAGAGTTTTTTGGAGAGGCCAATTGGGGTCCTGGAGTCACTAACCAGATTAAGGGTTGTGATGCCACGTCTACCAATAAGTTCCAGTGTGAAACTGGAATAACGCGAGACTTACATAGCCTCGTTTCCTCCAGCATGACTGCTGCGTATCCTCTCTGGGGTGCCCATCTTAACGAGATAGGTTTCCCATGTTTTGAGGTAGGAAATAAGGTAATCACTGTTCCAAAGGACGCCTTCACCGATAGAGTCATAGCCGTAGAGCCAGGGTTAAATCTCTGGTTTCAGAAAGCTATTGGTTCGATGATTCGGAAGCGTCTTTTGATACATGGGATCGACCTGAACCATCAGGAAGTCAATCAGCAACTTGCGAAGCAGGCCAGTTCTACTGGCAAGCTAGCAACTGTCGATTTTTCTTCTGCGAGCGATACTATTGCTCGTAATTTAGTCAATGATTGTTTACCTCGTCATTGGCTGACTCTAATGGATTCTTGCCGATCACATTTTGGCTTTTTCGAAGACAAGCTAGTTAAGTGGGAGAAGTTCTCCAGTATGGGGAACGGCTTCACCTTTGAGCTTGAGTCACTGATCTTTTATGCTGCTGCTTTTGCAGCCTGTGAGTATCTGAAATTGGATACTTCTGAGATCAGCGTTTATGGGGATGACGTAATAATCCCTAGTGACGCCTTCGAAACCTTTTCGTCTTTTAGTGAGTTCTTGGGCTTCCGAGTGAATAAAGGTAAGAGCTATTACGGCTCCGGACCTTTTCGGGAGTCATGTGGCGCTCACTTCTATGACGGCTCTGATATTAAACCGGTCTATTTTAAGAAGACC